AGAATGGATATGATTCCATCTTAGCTAGGGGTCCGCTGTATTGGGCAGGTATGAATAAAGATGCTTACGCATCCTTTATTCGGTTTCCAGGTGGAACATACCAAGGTGGTGAATACGTTTACCACCACACGAAGGGCGCGGGTACTATGAAATATAGTGCCTACCAACGGACAACAATATCAACTTTTCCCGTACCTACATTTCATGTAGACGCGATGTCAAGTCATAACGTTGTTACTGCGGTTGCTCTTATTCGTCAACTTAGGTAAGTAAAACTTACCAACATCAAACTGGAGGCAATTATGCCACAAGTTATCACGCTATTATTAAATAATGGCTCAGTCGACAAATCTTATAACCCTTCTGGGGTTATAGGTGGCGTAGCATCATACCGGGATCTTTCCGGCGGTGTGGCTGAAGTTGCGCCCGTAGCTACTTTAAGTAGCAAGGGAAATGGCTCTTCTCAGACAGTTCGAGGTAAACTTACGTTTCCTTTAACTACAACTGATGAAGGTGGTCGTGTGATTATCGCAGATAAAGTAATCTGTGACTTCTCTATGCGACTACCAGTAACCGCAACAGCTGCGGAAAGAGATGAGGCGCAAGCCCTATTCTCTGACCTTTTAGCAGATGCTGCAGTTAGCTCAGCCGTGGACAATCTAGACGGTTTCTATTAATGCTAAGAAAATTGCATTATTTCCTCGATTTCATCGGGGAACGTCTAGAAAAGCTAATCAGGTTTTGCTATCGCAAGTAAGCGACGGCGTAAATCCGAAAAGCGTCCAACTTCAACCATCCTAAGGAGATTGAAAATATGGGTACTAAGCAAAAGCTTAAACCCGATCCAAGTTTTACTCGTTCTAAAAGCATTTATTACCGTCCTATTGAAGCTGATAGCATCGCGGAAGAATTGCGGGGATTAAAACCCTCTAATTCAACTGCGGCTTACGCTTTCAAATGGGATTGGTTATCTGAAAACATTATGTCAAAGTATTTAGACAATAATGTTACAGGTGCTGAAGAACGGCGCTCGAAAGCAATCGTAAAGATGCTAGACAGCGAAGCAGTATGTAAGCAGATAAACGAAGAGGGTTTTGGTAAAACTGAACTCTCCGACGTGCATCTTGCCTATGCTCAGCGATACGTGGCAGAAGTACTGGGTGAATTAGATGTTTCTCTTTTCGAGAACGCTAAATTCACTTCCGGTGCAACTACGTCTCGTACGCGCAAGCTAGGTGACGCTTACTATAAATACTCTGAAACTATGCCAGTAGATGTGACGCCTGGCTGCTACAAATATGCTGTTGCGATCGTGAAATGCACTCCTTTATGGAATGCAATGAACGCTAGCGATGGCTTTAATATTGTAGCGGGAAACCGCGTTACCACTGTACCCAAGAAAAGTGATATAGATCGTTGTATCGCTAAGGAGCCTGACATGAATGCTTATTTACAGCATAGTGTCGGACGTCATATCCGGAAACGTCTTAGACGTAAAGGAATATGCCTTAATGATCAGAGAATCAACCAAAAGCTTGCAAAAGCTGGGTCGATCTCTAACGACTTATGCACGATTGATCTCGCGTCAGCGTCAGACTTAATATCTGATCGCATAGTGTGGACCTTAGTCGGTCCAGACTGGTACGAGCTCATGAATGCACTCCGCAGCCATTATGGAACTATACCAGACGGTGACACTACTCGTGTCATCAAATGGGAAAAGTTTTCATCAATGGGGAACGGATTCACTTTCGAGCTTGAATCATTGATCTTTGCTAGCCTCGTTTACGCGGTTAGCAGGGTTAACGGTCTCAAGTTGCGCCCTTGTCGTAATTTTCATGTATACGGCGATGACATTATATGTCCTAGCAGTATGTATGATTCCTTAGCAAATATCTTGCACGATGTCGGTTTTTCCGTAAATGATGATAAATCATTCTGGGATGGCCCATTTCGCGAGAGCTGTGGAAAACATTATTACGAAGGCGATGACGTTACTCCGTTCTATATTCGGAAACCTATAGATAGCCCTGAACGGGTGATCTGGTTCCTGAATCGGTTACGAGAGTGGTCGTATGATGAGTCCTTCGACGTATGTGACCCAACTTGTTATGAGTTGTGGTTACGTATACGTAGGAAACACATAGACCCTCGCTTCCTTGGAGGCGATGATACCGAAAGAACAGATGTTATCTGTTCCCCTGAGCGACCTAACTTAAAACTTACTCATAAAATAAGTAAGCGTATGTTAAATGGCAGCAGGGCCGTCTTACGATGGTTTCAATTCCAACCAGCCTCTATAGAGGCCGACCAAGTAATTTGGTCAGCAGTTGGACGTCATGTGGACATGAGGAGTGATTCCATATCGTTCCTCATTCCGGGTATCCATTCGACGGCAAAAGCTATCGGCAGAGCGACTCGTGAGAGTCAATCTAAATGGATGTGGAAGAGTGGTAAGCTGTTCTCAAACGAGATCAGCTGATCCACCTTTTAGGACTTAAGTTACTTTAGTCCAGGGCCTCTTATGTAGAGGGTTATTGACATTGTCAA